CAACTCAAAGACGGTGCAATCCAGCTACATGCTGACGGCGCAGTCAAGTGCACATGGCCTGCGTACCTACCCAGCAAAGGCACCAAGACTGGCCAAGCGTGGTACGCCAACACCGCCAGCTTCATCGTTGATCGTTTCGCCGATGGCCGTGTGTCAGCGTCCGCAGCCAATTGCGAGTACATCCTTGTGATGATGCTCGACGACATTGGCACGAAATCCAAGACACCCCCGATCGAGCCGACGTGGATCATGGAAACCTCCGAGGGTTCGTTCCAGTGGGGCTACGCCTTCAGCGACCAACCGACCAAGGCCGAGTTCAGCGCAGCGATCCGCGCTATTGCCGACGCAGGCTACACCGACCCTGGGGCCTGCAATCCCGTTCGCAACTTCCGATTGCCTGGCTCGGTCAACCTGAAGCCCGACCGCAACAATTTTGTGTCCCGACTGGTGACTTTTCACCCAGAACGCGAATACACACTAGGTACTATTTGCGATGCCTTGGGTGTCGTGCCAGTCGAGGCCGATTCACTCACTCTGCGCCCGATCCGCTTGTCCGACGACGGTGCTGACGACGTGATGGCGTGGCTGTCTGAAAAGGGCTTGCTACTGTCCAGACCCAACGGCGAGGGCTGGGCGGGCGTGATCTGTCCCAACGGCGCAGAGCACACCGACGGCAACCCCGAAGGCCGGTACATGCCCGCCAACCGCGCATACTGTTGCCTGCACTCGCACTGCGTGGACTTCGACTCGCGCATGTTCTTGCAGTGGGTCACCGACAATGGTGGCCCCGCGCACACGCCTGGCCTTCGTGAAGAACTACTAGCGCAGGCCATGGACTCGGCATTGTCCAAACTGACCCCGACACCAGAGTACCCCGACGCCGCCGCCGCTGTCATCGCCGAAGTCGAGCGTAAAGAGCTTGGCCGCATTGAGAAGAACGAGTGGTGGGGCCGGTTTGCGTACATACAGGTAGATGACGCGTTCTTCGACATGCAAGACCGCCGCGAAATCAGTCGGTATACGTTCAACGCCCTGTTTCGGCACATTGATTGCAAGTCAGTTCACAATGCGAAACGCCGTATTGAAGCCGCCACGTCGTTTGACGAGCTACGCCAAGCCAAGGGAGCCAAGGCTTTGGTCGGTGTCACCTACGCCGCCGGTGAGTCGGTCTTGGTCGCCCGTGACGGTATGGTCTACGGCAACCGCTGGCGCGACGCCCGTCCGCAGCCGGTGGCCGGTGACGTGTCCCAATGGCTGGCGCACGTCGAGCGCATGGTGCCTGAGAAGTTCGAGCGTGAGCACCTGTTGAACGCCTTGGCGCACAAAGTGCAGTTCCCCACACACAAGATCAACCACGCCATATTGATGGGCGGCAATCACGGCTCAGGCAAGGACACCCTCTTCGCCCCCTTCTTTTGGGCCATTGGTGGCCGCGCCAAGATCAATTGCAGCATCATCAAAAACGAAGACCTGACCTCCCAATGGGGCTACGGGCTTGAATGCGAAGTGATGGAAATCGCCGAGTTACGCCAAGCAGAGGCCAAAGACCGCCGCGCATTGGAAAACCACCTAAAGCCTATCATTGCAGCGCCCCCTGAATACCTGATGGTCAACCGCAAGGGTTTGCACCCCTACTACGCCCTAAACCGCGTTTTCGTGGTCGCGTTCAGTAATGAGCGCGTAGCCATCTCGATACCCTCAGAGGATCGCCGGTGGTTCGTGATCTGGGCCGAGGCATCTAAACTGCCAGAGGCTCAGGCGGTGAGCTTGTGGAATTGGTATCAGCACCGTGGCGGCTTTGAAGCCGTCGCCAACTACCTGCACACCCGCGACGTGTCAGCGTGGAACCCGACCGCCCCGCCCCCAATGACTGAGGCCAAGGCCATTATGGTCGAGCACGGCATGTCCACCGCCGAATCATTTTTGGTTGACCTTATGCGCCGCCGCGCTGGCGAGTTCTCCCGTGGCGTGGTCGGTGGCCCGTTTCATGCCATCTGCGACCGCTTGCAGGGCCAGGCTCCCGCAGGCACTAAGATCGTACAGGCCGCGCTCTTACATGCCCTCAAAGAGGCCGGATGGGTGGACATGGGCCGGATCAAGTCGCGCGACCATGACACCAAGAAGCACGTTTTCTGCGTTCGTGACATGGTGGACATGTCGAAGTCAGACCTGCGCCGCATGGTCGAGACATAAGGCAATGCCGCCGCCTACGGCGTCGACATAAAAAAAGGGCCCCAATTACGGGGCCCTGTTAAGTTCTAGGCAACTGCTACAAATTCAGCAGCACGGCAAGTATAGCGGCAATCAAGGCCGCGCAAATCACCGCCATACATCCACCAGCGCGGCGGCGTCATATGTCGGGGCAGGCGCGGCCACCGTAAACAGGCCAGCGCCGCGCCTGATGCGCCCCCATGCATCCTTTCGGTTTTGGTTGACCAGTTCGCCCCGTTTCACGGCCCCGTAAACCTGATGACGGGTGAACCCCTCATTTTCTATTTCGGCCATGGTGCGCGGTATCGCGCAAAAGTCACTTAGGGTCATATTGCATTGCCTCCGCTTTACAGGCTTCAATCTGGGCCTCTGTGAGCCCTTGCGCCCAGTGTTCGGCCAGATCGGCGCATTCTTGGGCCCGTGCGGCGTCCGGCGCTGTGAGCGCCAAAATCAGGGCGCGGGTAACCAGTTCGGTTTTGGTCGGTGCCTGTGGTGCCCATGGGGCCAGCGCCTGAGCAAATATAGGGTTCATTCGGCCACCTCCCACATGCTATCTTCGCCCACGGGTAGCAGGCAGGGCTCGGCCCGCAGTGGCTGCCAATCCCAGGGCATAATTTTTTTGTTTAATCGCTCGTATTCGGCCACGTATTCGGCCGTCGAGTCGCCGTTCCAATAAACCGGATAAAAGCGCTTTTCTACGCCCTTAGACTTTACGACCTTATGCTTGCCGGTGCATTTTGCATGCGCGGCCATAATGTCGTCGCGGCCGTCGCGCACGGTGTAACGGGTTTTCCCCAATGTGATAGTTTTCATGTTTAGATTCTCCAGATAAATAAATCAAGCGCCAGCACTGCCAGCGCGGCCAAATAAACAATTTTTTCAACGCGTGTCATAAGATCCCCAAAAAGTGAAAGTCAGCATCAAAAACGGCCACGTAAAAACCCTTCGGGCTCCCGTGCACCTCATAAGACCATGCGTCCGTGTCTTGCATAGTCAATTGATCGGCCAGCGCCTGCGCGGCCGCTTTGCTTTGGTAATATGTCATGCGGGCACCTCGGACCATGTCCGGTGTCCGGTCCGCCACCACCAATAACCACGCGTCAAAGCCGGTCCGGCCATAAACCGATCGACGGCCACGCGCTGGCCGGTCCTAAGAATAAATATTGTTTTCATATGTTGCAGCACCCGCAGCACGGCGAGTCGATGCACCGGCCCTTTTTATTTTGAAAGTATTCGCGGCCCCCGTTATGCCACATGTGCGACACGTATGCACCCCGTGCGCGGGTTAAATAGACCTCTTCGGGCTCCGGCTCCGCATGCCGGTATTCGTCTTCGTCCGTGATCCATGCGCGGCGCGTGTCCGTGTCATAGGCTATTTCATCGCCTGGCCGTATGGCCATGCCCGTGCGCGAGCACGTGCCCTTGTATTTTGCGAGCATAATTTTAATAGTCATATACCACCCCATTAGCCATAATTTTTGTCAAATTACCGGCTGGCACGTGGCGCACGGTGCCGCCGTCATCGTGGCGGTTCCACGTGCCCGCAAAATCAACGGCCACCACCGGCCCGTCAACGGCCACCACGCGTCCGCGCGCGTCCGCGTCGATCTTATTGTGGCCCGTGCGCGCCACCACATGCCGCGCGAATGCGACCGTATCACCAACGTTAAATTTTAGTTTTTGCATGGTTTACCCTTCGTTTACTGTTACCGGACGGATTGTCCGCGCATGGCCACCATATGGCCATGCACTGAGAATCAGGCCGCAAGCTTGATATCTATAACCCGCTTACGTGTACCATGGGCCGGAAACCCCACAATAACCGACCGCTGGCGCTGGCATAGTTGGCATGTCGCGCATGACACGTCGTCGCGCTGGGTGGCTGGGCATATGACGACGGCGCGGCCCGCTGGGGTGGTGGTGTTTTGGGTTTGTGTACTGGGTAGCACGACGACGACGGGCCCAGCGTTATGCTCGGCCAGCATGTCGGCGTCGGCCAGATCATTCGCGCTCAAATTGACCGTAAACCCCCATGCATTCGCGTGTCGAATCCATGCGATCGACGCGGCGTCGCGGTGGTGTGAGTAAGTAAACCCGCGACGGCCAGCATTCGCGGCCACCAGCTGGCCCAGCTTGACCGCGTCAACCGTGCCACCGGCCACGGGTAAATCACCCGCTTGATTGTGTCGCCACAGCTGGCCCGCTGGCATGGCCGCGACCGTGTCGGTGAACGTGGCCCAGTCCGTGCCACGCGTACCGTTCGACACGGCGGCCCAATGCAGCGCCAGCGGCCCGCTGGCCGCATAGCATTCGCTTTTCATATTGCAATCCGGCGGGCAGCTGGCGCGGTCGGTGGTGGACACGGGAATCGGGCCGGCTTTGACGTTGGCAGCATTAAGGGTTAAATGTACTTGCATTTTTTACTTTCGTTTAATTGATTGACGCGCGGCCGGTGTGGCCGCGCTGGGTTGATTAACGACGGCCGGTGATAAATTCGGGGTTTGACGCGACTTTGTAAATTATGGCTAGCCCAAGAATTGTATTTTGCTGGCTGGTTTTCAACGCGCTGCGATACAGCGCGGACAATCCGCGCGCGATGTAGTCATCGCCGAGAGTCGCGCCGTTGACGATAATTTTCGCGATGTCGCGCTGCTGGGCTTTGTTTAATGTGTTCATGATCTTACTTTCTTTGAGTGTATGCCGGTGCGATTTTGCGCCGGTGAATATAATGTAAGGGATTTCATTGCAATTGTCAACAACTATTTTCTAGGGGTTTTCCCTATATTGTGTGGGCAATGTGGTTGTTGTGTGGGTCATCGTGCACGGGGTTAAATGACCCACAGAAAAGGCCCGTGAAACCTAGCTTTTTTGGGTTTGTGGACAATGTACCCATTATTTTAGAAGATGTTTGTTGTTGAATTATATGTAATACTATATAGCTATATAATTAGGTATGTAGGCACGTATATAGCCAGCGACTGCAAAATCAAATGACCCACATGTCCACAATCATTTTATGTAGGTCATAAAATTACATATATGTGTTAAATTGAAACCTTATGGTTTACAATATAGCTATAAATGAATACTTTGCAGGTGGGTAAATTGAGAATAACCCACATTGTCCACAAAATATAAGTTAGTGCTTGCTCACATATGGCCCCAGCCCAATGTTAGTAAGCACTCACTTCACCTGGCTAAGTTAGTGAGCACTCACTTCGCTTAAGTTAGTACGCACTAACATATAAATTTGACAAGTTAGTAAACACTAACTTAGTTGCTGTAAGTAAGTGCTCACTAACCAGGCTGCTGTAAGTAAGTGCTCACTAACTTAGGGGGTGGGGGTAGGGCCGACGGCCTGGGCCATACGGTGACGGAGGTTTCACGAACAATTTTTTTATTTTTTAAAATTGCCCACATGACCCACATGATTTACACTCGCGCACATGACGTTCCACAGCCTCCCATTTGAGCCGCGCAAGATCGTTGCGACCGAAGCGCGGTTAAACAAAATCTACGAAGCCGCCAAGCTCGGCCTCAAAGGCGACGCTTTAGCCTTAGCGTCCGGCATGTTGCCAACAGAATATAGGCAACTGTGCGAGTTAGACCCAATAGCAGACATGGCGGCGCTCAAAGGCAAGGCCGACGGTGAACTGGAGATGTCCACCTGCCTGCACAAAGCGGCCAAGGAAGGCGACGCCAAAGCGGCGCTGGCGATCCTCCAACACTCACACGGCTGGGTGGCCAAGCAGTCCATCAGTATTGATGTCGACCAGCGCATCAGCATCATCGGCGCATTGCGCCAAGCGGAGTCACGGATCATTGATGTGATCGCCAACGAACCAAGTCCAACACTGGAACACAAGGTAAATGCAGAACACCATATACAGCGCTGAAGACGAACAGGAACTGATGGCCAGGCTCTGGAGTCCGGCGATCAAGGACAACCCGCTGGCGTTTGTAATGTTTGCGTTTCCATGGCAAGTTAAAGGCACACCACTGGAAAACTTCCAAGGCCCACGCAAATGGCAGCGCGAGGTGTTGTTGGACATTGCCGAGCACATCCGACTCAACCAAGGCAAGCTGGACTTTGACGTATTGCAAGAAGCAATATCGTCTGGCCGTGGTATTGGCAAGTCGGCACTGGTCAGTTGGTTGGTGATCTGGATGATCTCCACGCGGATTGGCTCGACGACCATCGTGTCGGCCAACAGTGAGTCCCAGCTACGCTCAATCACATGGGCCGAGATCACCAAATGGCTGGCCATGGCGATCAACAGCCACTGGTTTGAGGTCAGCGCCACCAGAGTGATGCCCGCCAAGTGGCTGACCGAGTTGGTGGAACGGGATTTGAAGAAGGGCACCAGATACTGGGGCGTGGAAGGGCGCTTATGGTCAGCGGAAAACCCCGACGCGTACGCTGGTGTGCACAATTTCGACGGTGTTTTGGTGATTTTTGACGAAGCCAGTGGTATTGACGACTCAATTTGGGCGGTGACGGGTGGTTTTTTCACAGAAAACACGCCAAATCGCTTTTGGCTGGCGTTTAGCAACCCGCGTCGCAATACGGGGTACTTTTACGAGGCTTTTAACAGCAAAAGAGAGTTCTGGCGCACAAAAGTGGTGGACGCCCGCACGGTCGAAGGCACCGACAAGCAGGTCTACGAGCGGATCATCGCGGAATATGGGCCAGACTCGGCGCAGGCGCACGTTGAGGTGTACGGTCAGTTCCCCAACGCGGGCGATGACCAGTTCATCGGGGCTGACATTGTGGACGACGCGATGAAACGTACCA